TTACGCCCCCGGACAGTTCCTTGGCTTGCCCAGGCGAACGGTGAAGTCCTTCTGATTACACTCAATACAGCGTAATTTCCGTGCAAGCACCCATAGGCCCGTGGTGGCCGAGGCGATCTGTATTAGTTCGTTGGGGGTTTTGCTGACGGAGCGGTGGCATGTCCGGCAGTAGAAATGCACTGCCTCAAGGTCGTGTCTGACCGTCTCGCTTATCGGAATGCCGTCGCGCGAATAGTCCATGATGATGCTCCATCACTTCCTACCCTGTCCGAGTGGTAGGTAAGATAAAAGGGCGGCTCTTTCAAGCCGCCCTTTGTGTTTTGTCACTGAATAGCTCTTATGCCGCCACGTTCCAGAAAAGTACCCCATCACCGACCTTGTGTTTCAGGCATTCTTGCCATGCCTTTGCATCGTAGTAGGGATTGGACGGGAAAGGCGGTTGGTTGGGGCATTTGCGATCAAAGGGAATAGAGGCGCTATATGCCGCCTTGGGGGCCGCTTTGCCAACCTCTACTGCGCAAATACGGGCATTCGGCCAAGCTTTGGCCAGCGCCTTTGCCAAGACGCCCGAACCGGCTGCACACCATACCTCGTTAGGGCTTACATCAAGCGATAAGGCGGCTTTTGCTATTTCCTCGATAGCCTCGGGCATATCAAGGCCGAAGGGCAAAAGATGTGCCCCGCGTTTCCTGCAATATTCGGCGGCGCGGGCCTTAAGTACGCTGAGATAGCCGGGGCTTACCTCAATGATCCGCGCGCCATAGAGTTCGGCAAGTCCCGTATAGGGTGTGCGTTCCTTCCGCGCCGGAACAAACAAGGTTGCCTGTTTTCCGGCCTGATAGGCAGTGATGGCCAAGGCAACCTGTGCCCCGCCCTGGGCGGGACCGGCATAGACAACTTCACCGGCATCAATCCCTTTGAGATAGGGCATCAGAAAGCGCGACTTCGTGCCGCCTGGCAAAAGGTCGTCGCGGATCACCGCGACGCCTTCATGATGTTCTAGAACGGGTCGTTGCATGGCGTGTCTCCCAAATCCTGTTTAGCGATCTTGGGATCGCCCTTCACAAACAAGAGCACGTTCTGATGGGCGCGGCCGGGTTTCCGGCTTTTCTCCCATTGACCGCGCACCCGCAAAGGCAGCGTACCCAAGGCATTCAGGAGCACTATCTCGCCGTAATATTTGAGGCCAGCCTCACAAAAGGAGGACCTCACTACCTCCGGAAGTCCAAGGTAGGCACCGTCTTTGTCGCGGATATCGGAGACGACATAGGCAGCAAACCGATTGTCCTTCAGGCGTTTGGCCTGCTGTTTGATCGAGTGCCGCAAACTGCCTGCAAAAACGTCCCACGGCATATTGGAAATATCGCCCTGAAGGTCGGAATAGACCTCAAGATCGCCATAGGGCGGGCAGCTAAACAGGAAATCGGCCTGCCCCTTGAAATGGCGGTGCATCGTCTTTCCGCAGGAATCAAGACACCGCCATTTAGGGATAGGGTCGTTGCAAAGCTCTATGGCCTGTTTCTCGTTGGCTTCGACCTGTTCTGGGCGAATGTCAAAGCCGAGATAGTTGAAGCCAAGCCGGGAGGCGACAACGCCGCGCACCGAGCCCCCGGCGAAGGCATCAAAGATCAGGCCGCCTTTGGGTACGAACCATCGATAGAAGATTTCGCAAAGCACCGGGTCAAAGATACTGGTGGATGCCCAGGCGGGCGGTTCGTTGTGTTTGCTGTTTTTGATGTGGCTGGCTTTGACCGCATAGATCGATTTGAGGCTGTCCCATGTATCGTCGCGGCCCAACTCGCTTTGAATGCCAAGGTCAAGCCATTGGCGTTTGCGGTCCTGCCACCATCCCTGGCGGGCATCGAGGACGGAAAAAGGAGGGTAGAAGAAGTCTTTATAAAGCTTACCGTTACTCACTGATTATCTCCGAAGCTCTCAGGCTTTCAGAGGTGGTCCGCTGGGTGGGACTCGATAGCGTTAAGGGTCTTGCAGCGTGTGCATTTGACCCGGATGAAGATGCGGCCGAAGGCTTCAAGTAACTTTCGGCCGCAGGATTTGCACCGGATTTCCCGGTATTGTTCTTTTTTTGTTCCAGAGTTGATTGACTCTGTCATTTTCGACCTTTAGCAAAATCCCCGCCGTAGCTACGGTGGCGGGGCGGTTATCCGTGAGTGGTCGTTCTCACTCGGTTTGGGCGGTGGTGCGCCCGAACCCCCGTCATATTTTGGGGAGGGATAGGATGCGGAGGCGACAATCAAGATTTAAGCGGCGTATTCGCCGTTGGCGATTAAAGATCAAGTCATTGCTACAGAAATTGGCATGGGCGTTCAACTTTGACCGGCAATATGATGAGGATAATTCTATCCGTGACGATCACGAAAGAGCGTACGCGGAGTATATTGAAAAGGTTTATGAAGAAACAACCAAGGTCGTAGATGAGAAGTGGGAGCCTGTTAGGCAGTGGATTATTAAAGGTAACGCTGGCGGTGTCGTCGCTTCACTTGCTCTAGTCGGGTCACAAGTTTTTTCAGGTATTCTAGCTAAATCCGTCGTCATCCTAGTCGGGGTTTTTATCGTCGGTCTTTGGTGTCAGTTGTTTCGGAATTTGATCATTATTCGCGGAGCCCAAGAGGCAAGAAAAGGGGAGATAGTGCGTGCTGAAAACAGTTCTCGTGGTTTCAAGCCTGGGCTCGGCTACACCAATCTTCCCCGTATTCTTGATGGTATTTCACTTGTTATACTAATGTTTGGTTGTGGATATGGTTTCATTGTTCTGTGGCGGCTGTCCGTTACGGTTCATCCTGGGGGGACTGGATAACCAAACGAGCAATCGTAATCCTTGCAGGCATCCAGATCGGCCAGCGCATCAATAGCCGCATCATGCGCAGCCTGCTGGTCGAAACAGGCGGCGACCATCGCGTTGACGGCTTCGCCCAACGCGATAATTTCCGCACTGGTCAGATGGGGATAGGAATTGTCGCGGAAACGCCAATTGCGGCCATTCGGAAGCCCACCAGACAAAGCATTGAAGTAAACGGCCATCAGCAAAGAACGACTTTCACTGTCGGTCTGGGCAATGTATGTCGTGCCGCCAAGCTCGAACTCGACACCGGCATCCATGCGGGCAAATTTGCAATGCTTCGCCCGCTCTTTCAGCTTCGCTTTCGCCGCCTCAAGCGTGATTGGCTGCGTGGTATATTGCAGCGTTGCGGTCATCGTTTCCGGGGCTTCCGGATCACCATCAATCACGACGGTCGGGTTGCCGATAGTCGTCTGCCACTCCTGATCTGGGATGACGCCCTGATCGATCACCAGCACAAAATTGGCCCGTAATTCCTCTATCGTCCATTGCGTGGCGTCGCCGAACTGCTTGCCGGTCACCGCCTTTATCCCTTTGGGGCTTTTGACCGCTTCGGTCAGGTTCCAATTCTGGTCACAAATCGCATAAAGCGCTGTCATGGTCTGTCTCCTGATTATCGCGCACGCGCGAATTTGCCGGGGGTTTGCGCCCAAGCACAGATGATGTGATCGTTTCCAAGGCCGCTGTAATCGCCGCCGATGGCACGGAACTTCAGGCCATTACTAACCATGTCGAAACCGTCATTCCCCGCTTGGGTCTGAGCCGCAGCAATCGACATGATGTGGTTTGACCGCACCGGGTTGCCGCTGTCACGGTCTGTGTCGATAACGTACAGACCGTTCGTTGCCGCGCCCATGAGCCGGAACAGGCAGAGCCGCGGGCTGAAATCAAAGGGCGCGAAAGCCCCGTCAACTGAGTTCCGACCAACGTATTTATCAAAAGCCGAAAACCCCCGAACAGAACGCCAGACAAACAAAACACCATCGCCGGTGGGTGTGTTTGCACCAAGCGTCAATGTGTTTGCGGTTGACTGGAAGCAACCGGTTTCGCTGATTGTGCCGGGATCAGAACCCGCATTGTTGTTCAACCGGATATAGGCATTGCTGCCTAGCGCCTTGTGGAACAGGCGGCGATTGCCACCGGAACGTGGGAAGTAAAGGGCAAAGTCAATAACGCCGCCAGCCTTGTGCGGAACGGTTGTTGGTGTGCCGTTAACGTGACTGACTGGCACGATATCGAAACCAGCCTTTGGGCTGCGCCGAAAGATGTAGTCAATGCGAGTGCCCTGATACGCGGTGTTTGCACCGATATCATAGCCGTCATCGGTGAATGTGAGGCCATCAGGCTCGACCAGCTCCGCATTGGCGGTATTCGTTTCCCAAACGACGCCGGTGACACTGTCGTTGACCCGCCATCCGGTTGCGATGTCCAGCCGATGAGAGATAACAACAGCGCCGTTCGTGATTGGGTTGAACGGCAAGTCGCTCACCCCTTCGCCACCAGTCCGAATGCGGGTGGTTACGTAGTCATCCGGGTTGAGGATTTCCGGGCAGGGTCGGGATGTTGCGGTTAATGACCGCGTCCCGGACCCCTGATCCGTGGCTAAATTGGAATAGTCTACAGTCAGGCTTGCGCCTGCCGTGCTGCTATGTTGACCGACGTGTGGCAGCACAAAGCCTGTCATATTCGCAGGCAGACTAATCCCGCTTTCCGTCGGCTCGTTGATCAGCCAGACGTCATTTACAGCTACCCAGAACTCGCGGGTATCCAAGTCAAAAACAACTTTAACCTTATCACCAGCAGCCAAAATCGTAGCAGTTGGAATGCTCCTACCATCGGATACCAGAATATCCTGATAAAGTGACGATCCACGCAGATGAATATAGATATTCGACGGGTCGCTTGCGCCAGAAATACCGAAATGCGTATCTGCGTTGGCCGACACCGCAACCAACTCAGCCTGAAAGTGCCACCGTCCAGATGCCACTGGCATGTCGCCTAGCGCATAGCCGTAAGCGCCAGAACCAAACGTTGCACGTCGGTTCCCCTGCGATAGAGTTGGTTTGGTTCCCCACACGTTTACGAAAGGCGTAAGCGAAGATTTGTTGTTTGTCGGTGTATCGGTGACTTGATTGTCAGTCGTAAGACCAACAGATGACCAATGATTGCCTTTGTTGGATACGTCTTTGCCAAGGTCCAGCGGGTCAGCAAAGTTCAAGTGAAAGCCCTGAGCCCCGTATTCACCCTCATATCTCTTTGGTACCCAGTGGCCGTAGGTGTTGCGATAAGCAAATGCTGTCGGGGCGAGCGATTGCCCATCCACCAAAATAAGCTCTGCAAGATACGATTTGTTTCGCCCGTAACCTTCTTGAATGATGGACGTGACAACGGCCCGACCAATCCGATGAGCGCTTGTCGAATTGATCATTGTTTCGGCATTTGCAGCCAGACCGGCACCGGCGGCTGAATGGGCGGCCTGTCTCTCTCCATTCACATACAAGACAAGCCGGTCAGACAGTAGCGGTTGCGTCGTATCAAAAACCGCAACGTAGTGCGCCCAATTAGCGGTGTCGCGAATTTCGCCGTCATAGAGTGCAGAGTGATAGTTTCCGGTTCCACCGGTACGAATAGCCGCCCCGGACGAGGTGCCAACCGTCACACAATCATCTTCGGTTGTGGAGTACATAGAACATGACAGCACCCGCTGAACGTCAGACGCAGGAAGCCCTGTGAAAGTCGTTAACTTTGCCCAGAAGGAAACGGTGAACGTTCTGCGGTTTCCCGCCGCCGCTGGTGTTCTGGTCAGGTATTCCGGGCCGGTAAACAGGCATGCAAAATCAATAGTATCGCCAGGATCGCCACAGCCGATGGCCGGGGGTGGATTGTCAAAAAGGATCGACATGGATCAAGCCCCCGCCCGCTGGGTGATATGCACGTCGATCACCGCGCCGGAAAATTCCATATGAATACGGTTGAACGCACCCGGTTCTGTGTCGATCTGCCCGTGATTGACACTATACTCCGGACCCCACGCGATGCCGTGATTGCCATCGTTGTCCATGGTCAGTTCAAGCTGGGCAGAGCCACCCGCAGGCATTGGAGTGGGCGCAGTAATCGTTAACGGACCAGTTGCCGTGACGAACCAGCGGTTTCCGGCGGCGGCATCAAGCAAAAGGTTGTCGTTTTCGTCGACAGTTGCTTCAACCCGTGTGGTCCAGAAGCCAGCACCAAGGGTGGCGCTGACTGTGCGGCGCAAGGCATCGCTCGTACCATCCGTTACGGCCTGCTGGATCGCCTTGCGCAACTGTTGAAGATCGGCGGCAGACGCTGGCAGCGGATTTTCGACCGTGCCGAGGTAATAGTTGATCGTGTTGACGATCTCGCGCATGGGGTGTTCCCATGCCTTGGCACTGACGGCATCGCCTTCGATATCGGCCTCCGGGTTGCCGTCAACATAGGTGGCACCGCCCGTTTTGCCGATGGGGTTCACATATTCCATTTTCAGGCTCCTTCGTAGGCGAATGTGAGTTTTGTTTGCGAGTGGTTGATGCGTTCGAGAACGCAAACGAGGTCTTCGGCCCGTGCGATGGAAAGCTGCTTTTCCCCGCCACGCGAAACGCCGCCACGAAACCATGTCAGGCGGGCCTTGAAGACCTTTACCGACCACCAGTAACGGCATTTGTGCGGGCCGCTGACCCGATCCCCGCCGCGTGACAGACCGCCAACGAACGGGCGTCGTTCAATCACTTCGGCCTCGTATCCAAGCTTTGCCGCCATCGCGACGATGGCATTCGGGTTGAGACTGCCGACGCGGGTGCGCTTTTCATGCACGGCCGCCCGGCGTTCCTGAAGCGTGGTCGCGTGTTGATGGTCACAATCAGGCAGGCCGTAATCGGCTTCCCATTCGGTGATTGTCAGGTTGGCCGTAAGCGGGCTGCTTTCGGCGATCATGGTGTCGATGACATTGTCCTCGATGGCGAATTCGCGTGCGATAGCCCGTAGAAGTGCATCGCGGTTTGCGGTGTTTTCGCGGGGGAATGCCGGGCCTTGTGGCAGGCCTGCGACCATTGCTGCGTTATAGGCGGCTGTCTTTTCATCAAGCGTTGTCATACCGGCCGCTCCCACACTGTGGTACCGGCGATCTTGATGCTGTTAAGTACCGGCAGTTCGTTGACCCCACAAACAATCGGCCCGTCCGGTGTTGCGAGGTCGTGGTAATCCTCGCCAACCGCGTTCGTGGCCGCGCCGGTCAGCCAACTATAGCGGATGGTGCCGCCCGGTTCGCCCTTGCTGCGAAACAGCGATTGCACGTTGGCTGCAACGGCTTTGACGGTTTTGCTGTCCGATGGCGACAGAGAGTTGAACTCCAGATTGATCAGTTTTGCCGCGATGATGATGACGAATACCTGGGCGGTGGCCGGGCGGCCTTCCCACTGTCCCGTTACCGGATTGATATGGCCTTCGATATGATCCTCGACCTTTTGGCGAAGGTTCTCGGATGGTATTGGCCAGCCATTGGCATCATACGAGGCGATGCGTACCGATACGGTGCCAAGGCCCATCGCCATTTGTGTAATCCATACACCATCGACCCCGGCAATATCGGTGGACCAACGTACATAATCCGGCCCGTTTCCACCCATCGGCGGGTTAGCCTGGCGAAACAGAATACGGGCGCGGAATGATTCGATATCCTCAATCTCTCGGCCATCGACAAACGCGGTTGATACCGTTGCCGTCCCGGCGATCCCGGCGACGGGCGAAGACAGGGACAAGGTTTCCCCGGCCGGAAGATTTCCCTGCGTGCCCGGTTCCTGTGCCAATGCCGCGACGATGGCGGTTCCATCGGCAATGGTTACCGTTTCGGTGGTGACATAGGCTTGGCCGCCCGTGTGCAGCCAGACCGTGCCAGCAAGTAATTCAGCGCCATTGGTTCCGGTGATTGTGATCGCACCGGAAGCCGCGACAGGGTCGTGTCGTGACAAGCCGAATTCGGCGGCAATGCGTTTCAAACCTTCCAGATCGGCGGTTTTGGTGAAGCGCTGTTTCGCCTGCCAGGCGATATGCTGATGAACGTCATCGATCTCGCCCGCGACCTCGGCGGCGATCACGCCGATATTCGATGCACGTCCCGGCGTGAATGTGAATTTCAGGCCCGTTGCAATGCCTTCGCGCAGGCGCTGTTCACGTTCGGCAATTGATGTGATCGGCCATGTCATCAGGCGATTTCCTCGAACTCATAGCGGTGGTTGGCGGTGTCATAGACAAGAGCAAAGCGTCGCGGGATGGCCCGGCGCGAAAGATAAACATTCAACTGTGCGTCGATCCGACCGCGATGCTCGGCCTTTTGGGCGATGGCTTCGACGCCGATGACATCGGCGGCCGGGCCTTCGGTTTCCTCGATCATGAAGGCACAGGCATCTTCCAAGGTTTCCCTGACCCGATGGGGCATGTCCGGCGTGATCTTTTCGCGGGATAGAAGCCAAAGGAGGCTGCCGTCCGGCGCATTTGCACTAAGTGCGGTTGCCCAATGTCCGCGCGGATCGGTTCCGGCCGGGATGGTGTCCTGTGAGGCGCGCCCGTCGCGAAACAGGGCGTGGATCAGCATGGTGACAAGGCCGTCGCTAACGATCAGATCAGATCCGTCAGTTGCGAAATCAAAGCCAGTTTTGCCGGGGTTCGAGAATGCGATATCCATCACGCCACCCTCATTTTGTCGGACCCGGAAATGATCTGATATGTTCCGGCCGAACTGCCCGCCGTGATTTCCACCAGATCGCCAACACGCGCCACCGGCTGGCCGCCTTCGCCGCCAAACGAGATATCGCTGCAATCGAGTGATGCGCTTTGCGCCGAGATCGCGACGTTGTTTGCGTTAACCGTTACATCAGTGGCCGTTACGACCACTTCCGGCGCTTCGACTTCGACCTTGGGTGCCGTTACCGTGACTGTGTTCGGGGCGGCAACGGTCAATGTTCCATCATCGTGCAGCCAAACCGTTTGACCGTATTTCGACCAGACGACAACCTCGCCGGGCTTGTCGCCTGTTGGCCGGTAACGGGGATCGGAAACGATGGTGGCGATAAGATTGCCGCGCTGGCCGAGAACCTCGGACAGGAAAGCCTCGGACCCGGCAAGCGGGAAAGATGCAAGGCCGTAAGCTTCGGCATGCTGGACTTCGTCGGTTAATTCACCTGCAAGGCCGCGAACCTGAAGGTCACGCATTTTGCCCTGATCGATGACATAAACATGCGTTACCTGGGCACGGGTGAACAGCATCCGGATACGCGTCCGGATATCGGCCAAGCTGCTTTTTAGTTTTTCGATATTCATGACCAGACTTCCCCCGGCTTTTCATCGGGTTCGGCGACCAGTTCGTATGCGGCCGGGCTGGTCAGGGTCAGGCGGGTTTCTTCGGCCACGCTGGATGAAACCGTGAAGACGGCTTTGCTGATCAGGCGCTGACCGCTAAAGCCTTCGATCTGATCGGTCAGCGATACCTTTTTGTTGATGTCCCAGAACCGGCCGGATGCACCGCGCCATCCGGCGACAACGTATTCGCGGCTTTCGGCCCGTGCGGCATTGATTGACGCTGTCGTGGTGGCAAGTTCCGTCATGGCCGCCGTGCCCCCCGGTTCGTCGGCAATGATCACAAGCGGGCAATAAAGCGGCATGCCGTGGTCTTTGGCGCGGCCTTCCACCTTGCTGTGTTCGGATGATCCCCAGTCCGACCCGCGATCCTGCGTCCGGCACACATAAACGCTATGTCGGTCTTCGAGGCTATCGGACAGCGATAGCGAAAGGGCATTGCCCTGGGACGGGTGCAGGCGGATTTCATCGGATGTTACTGCGGCGGCCTTGGCCGTTGTCAGTATCAGGTTGCCGGTGGAGCTGGCATAGCAGATCAGGGCACGATGGCGGCAAATCTTCTCGATGACTTTCTGTGCCGTGTCGCCCGGTTGGGCGGTGAATTTGGCGAAGGCTTTGCCAACCGGCACCTCGGCGGAAACTGAAATGCCAAACGGTTTGCAAATCTCGGTAATGATCTGCAACGCGGTCTGGTTTTTCCATTCGGCCGGATCGTTGAGGATGCAGCCTTTGGACAGCAGCGCCGTCTTGTCGCGAACCGTGATATCGAGATCAAAGGCATCGTCATCGACTTCGAGCGCGCGGCTATGGATAAAGCCCGAAATCAGGGTTTCGCCGTCAAGGGTTATGCGCGCAGTTTGCCCAACGCGGACCGAGGGCACTGTTGCATCGCTATCGCCAAACTTGCGTGTCAGGGACAGGCGGCCTTCACCGAACATCGCATCAAGCGATTTCGTCACGGTGGTTTCCGTCCATCCCGACCAGATCATGCCGCCGATATAGAGTTTCACCTCACCCATTTGACCGCTCCTTCAGATAAAGAACGGTTTCACCAGCCTTGACAAAGGACGGGTGATGGATGGCGTTTCGTGCGGGCAGGCTGTCATCAACCGTACCGGTCAACTGATAGGAGATCACCCGTGCCGGGGCTGTTGCCAGCGGGACATGCCGGTCGAGCATTGGTAGAGCGGCACTGCGTTCCGAGATATCCCTGGCGACGGCCGTGCGCAGATTGCGCAGGGACTGATTGCGGGCTGATGCCCGTTTCGGATCGTTCGTCGTGGTCGCATTTGCCGCAACGGTCAGGGCGGACACCAGCGTGTCGCGCACGTCAATGGCTTGTTGGAAACTTTCGAATTCCGTGGTCGCAACCCCACGCGATGCCGTCACACTGACCGCGTCGAAAACGGCTTGTCCCATAAGGTTGCGATTGACGACCTCGCTATCGGTCGAGGACGCATTGACGGCCATGAAACGCCCGGAAAGATCGCTGATAACCGGGGCAATTCTAGTGTTTGCTGTCTTCTGTGAAATGTTCCATGCGCTGCCATTCGCGGCCAGCGTTCCGGACAATGCACCAATTCCTTGTGCTGATCCGCCGAAACTGTTGCCAATCGTCTGGGCAAGCGTAAAGGTCTGGCGCAGCAAACCCGCACTGCCCAATCCCGAAGCCTCTGCGGCATACTCAAGCGCCATATCAATCGCGCGGCCCTGAATGGACGCCAGTGTGATCGTTTGTGACATGCGGTAAAGATCGGTGGCTGCGCCAAGAACCTTTTCGTAATCGATTGCCTGGTCATCATCGACGGTCATCAGGTCAAGATCGTAACTCTCAATAACGCTGGCCTCGGCATTGTCAGCAGCGACAAGCAGGTTTGCCTGGGTATCGATGCGGGCAACCGGGCCGATGGCATCGCCGGACTGGACGAACGTTACCGTGAAGTCGGCAACGCCCAATTCCGTCAGAATTTCCTCGCCGTTGACCGTTTCGACCACAACATCGAGGGTGCCGCGTGTCGGGTGAACGTACTTCCCTGGGCCGATAACGCGAAACGCATCCTCAAGAGCCTTGCGGCGCTGCAATACATCATCGCCAAGAAGGAAAATGGCTTCCTGAAATTCGTCGTCATTGACGCCCATATCCGTGACAAGGCCACGCTTGCCAAGCGGATAACTTTTCTTGTCGATACGATGCGACAGTCGCAAATTGCTGGTCGCAACATGGAAAGGGATGCCCCGGAACGATGCCTGCCGGTATTGCGAAAGATCAATCATGGCGCGCCTCCCTCAAGGCTGCCCATCGCATCGCCAGAACGGGCACCGCGTCGATTGCGACGGCCAAGTGCACCCTGGGCTTTGGTATTGTCCTCAATCGCCTTCGCCTGGCGTTCAAGTGCCGCTGTATTGCGTTCAAGGGCCTCTTTGCTTTGCCCGTCACCCGTTTCGGTGCCGGACGACGACATGCTGTTCCACAGGCTGTTAATGGCTTCTTCGCCCAGCCATGCACCAAGGCCTGCGCCAATCACCCCGCCGATTGCGGTGCCAATAGGACCGACCAGCGAACCGCCCATTGCGCCCAACTGGCCGCCTAACAGCGCTCCGCCAAGCCCACCGGTAGACGTCGCAACACCCCTGGCATCGCCACTAACTGCGGCCGATCCGATGTTCAGAACGGCAAGACCTGTTGCGAGAGGCCCGGCACCGCGTACAAAACGGCCTGCTTTTGATGCCATGCCGGAAAGCCCGGTGGCGGCAGATGCCCGAGCGCCAAGCGATACCAAGCCGCCAAGTCGCCCACGCGGTTTTGCACCACGCTTTGCGCGCCCGCCTTCCGCACCCGCGCCATAACCGTATCCGCCACCTGTCGGCCAATTGGTTACGATGACCGGTGTTGCGGCCGCACTGGCCAGCGCCCCGGCCGCACGGCCACCGGCACCTTTGGCACCGCGCAAGCCCTGCACGAAACGCACACCCGCTGCCGTGCCACGGATGGCTTTGTTCACGGCCCAAATACCGGCCGCTGCCGTAACGCCGGTAGCGGCAACATCGAACAGCGTTTCAAGTTGTTCGCTGTTGAGCCCATTTATGGCGTCGGCAAGCGTCTGGATAGGCTCGGCAAGGTTGTCGTCAGCCATGCGAGAAAGCGCCGCATTGAGGGTATCGATTGCCGCGCCCATACCTCTGGCTTTGTCAATAGCATCTTGTTCAATCTGAGCACCGGTAGTTTCGATACTCATCAGATCGGCAAGCGTGGCCATCTTACCTGTCTTGGCAAACTCGGATTGCAGTTTCGCAATCGCGGCACTACCGCTTTCTGCAAATATTTCGAATGCTTTTTTGTCACGGGCAATCGGGTCTTTGATCTTGTTCAGAGCGGTGAACGTATCTTGCAAGACCAAATCGAGATTGCGGCGGTTTCCTTCTTCGTCAAAAAGCTTAATGCCGCCTGCTGCGAGCATGTCGCCTTTGCTTTTGATAGCATTCAGAAATGCGCTGGTCGCTGTCGCTGCTTCCGCAGCAGACCCAGTGCCTTTTCGAGCCGCCATGAAGAATGCGCCAATGAAGTTCAAAGCTTCCTGGCCTTCATATCCCAACGCATTCATCTGCGTTGCCAGCGGCCCGATTTCACGCGCCATTTCACGGAACGGCACAGATCCTTTTTTGCCCTGCTCGATCAGCAGTTCGAAAGCATTTGTTACGCCTTCGGCGCTGTCGATACCGATGTCACGGAGGGCGTTCATTGTTTGCGCAATCGCAACGCTATCGGCACCTGATGCCCGCATGGCCAGCCCGATATTGCGCAGGTTTTCTACGGCAAAGGGGATATCGCCAGTCAGATCAATGAAGGTAGCAAGCCCACCAATCAATTCCTGTGGATTGACACGGATTGACTCATCGTTGGCCACTTCATAGAGCTTTTGTTTGAGGTCCTGAACTTCATCAGCCCCCATACCGGCCTGTACCTTGATATCCAACAAGGTATCGTTGAAACTAATGACACCTTTGGCCAGTGCGCCGGTTGCGAAACCCGTAGCCAATCCCGTGTACTTGTTTCCCAGATTATCAATGCCGTTGGAGACACCGGCCGCAGCCTTGCCAAGACGCCCGAAATCCCGCGAGGCCGAACTGGCGAGACCCGAGACGGCGCGCGACATATTCTTTGCCACTGCCGTCAGGTTGCCGCGTAGATCGACCTGTACCTGTGAATTGAAATCACTCATCGGGGCGCGTCTTTTGCCATCATTTTGAGGTAACGGATGATTTGCCAGACCGGCATTTTGCGAATGGCCTCAATCGAGGTGCCGGTAGTGCGTGCCAGGGCAAGCATCATGTTTTCGACATTTGCCCTGGTATTGATGATTTCCTGTCCGGACAACGCGCCGGGTGCGATGCGATCAAGTACCAGTGCCGTCAGGATTTGCTCCGGCACCGGTTTCGTCTCGCCCCCCGCTGCCACTTTCGCGCTGAAGGTAAAGCCCATCGATCAGATCGCAGCGTTCAACGAGTTTCCGGTAATCGCGTTCGCTCATCTTTCGCAGGTCACTGATCTGTACCGGGCCTTGCATGGTTTCGCCGTCGGTGGTTTCCAGATGCTTGATCTGACGCCGTGAACGTTCGAGTGAAACCGTGATCGGGCTGTTGACAATGACTGGCGATCCGTCCGGGGCAAACCGGACCTGCTCGCCAGCCACGGCAGCGTCAATCGCTCCACCGGCATCAAGGGCGGCAAGTGTCAATCGGGTGTAGACCTTGTCGCCGATCTTCATGCCATCGTCGAGAATGAGCGGGTCCATCAAGCAGGCTCCGCCCTGGAGCCTTCAAACGAAAGGCTCCATTTGCTTTCTTCCCCGTCCGATAATTCGGGGTCATCAATAAGGACCATGATGGGAAATACCCATTCCTTGGTGCTTTCTGTGTCGGTAAAGCGAACGGTCATTTCCTTGCCTTCGCTCAATTCAGCCGGATCAAAATCCTTCGTTGCTTGGACCTCGCATTTCAGAGTGCCGAGGTTCGCGTGAATAGATCGGCCGACAAAGCCGCGAGGCCCTTTTCGGGCTTTGGCGGTGTAAAGACCAAGCGTTGCGGTGGCGGAACCCGGTACGGAGGGGATTTCCCGGCTGTCAAAGACAAGCACGGCGTCACCAAAAACATTGCCACTCATTTCTTTTCCCTTTCTTAGATCAGGCGGAACGCAGTGCGCACCGCAAGCTGGTGAAACTGGTCAATTGGGCGCGGTTGATCGAACACGTCGAGGCGACCCCGCATCTGGCTGTTTTTGTTGGCGATGATATCGGCCTTGTAGCCGTCGAAATCGTCCATGATCCCGGCCTCAAGCATCAGCTTGTAGTGCGCAATAAATTCGGCAATGCCGGTTGCAGGGGTAATGACGTTGGATGCATATCCGGTTGCCGGATGGCCGTTCATGGCCAGCTTGTGGCGGGGATATTTCAGCTTGAACCGGTTGATGATCGACCGGCGGTAATACGACATGATCATCACGGTATTGAGCGACTTGTAGGCCGTGTCTTCGGCCCCGGTCGCGTTCTCGCTATAGGTCGTGACCAGGCGTTCGATATAGACCTTGCCGTCGTTTCCGATTGTGTGGGTCGATACACCGTTCGAGAGCAGCAATTCGTTCTCGGCTGCAATACGGCGCTTGCCTTCCGGAGCACCCATGATGCCCTTGAGTTCTAGCGTCTGGAACGGGCGGGCCGGATCGATGGAGCCGTAATACATGACATCCCCGGCCACCGATGCAGCCCAGTCCCAGGGCGTTGATAGCGCATCACTGGACATATCCATCACAACAGCATTCTGACTGTTAAGCGAGAGGGCGTAAGTGCCCATCGCGGCAACGCCGTCCCGCTTGGCAGCAAAGACGCGGCCATCAAGGGCAGACAGCGGCCCAAAGCGTTTATCAAGCTCGGCGCGAAGTGCCGTCATGTTCGCTTCATCGGTAAACGCAGTGACGAAACCCTGATACTGGGTCAGATCGTCAAGCGCATCGATGGCGGTCGTAAGATCGGGGTTCCCGGTGCCACCGGTGAATTCGCCAGTGCCGAAACCAAGGCCCGGTGTGTTCTGGTCGCTGTTGTAATGGCGAGTGCGGAATACCAGACCGTTGCCGGTTTCACCCTTCCATTTACACGTCAGCGTCAGAACCGCGCCAGCGGCGGCGGCCGTCACCGGACAAGAGGGATCGTTATTCAGCATGGTCGCCAGCCGTCCGGCCACGCTTTCGGCGGTTTCGGCGGCAGCTACACCAAGCTGATAACGCTTTTCGTTGATATAGAACTGTTGGGTAAATCCGCGTGTCGCGGCACCGGTAAAGGTACGCGCGCAGCTTGCTGCAACACCGGCTGCATTATCGGCCAACGGAATAACGATCAGTTCCTGATACGGGTTCTGAAGGCGGAACTTGTCCACCATGCCGACCAGCATCGAATCTTTGCCAAACAGGACCTTCGCCTGGGAAGGCGTAATGATGTTGTGAAGTTCGCCACTAGCCGCTTCGGCGTCCGTGCCAAGCTGGCCGAACATCACGGTGCGCTGTTTGAATACGGGCAGGCCGTTCAATGCCAGTGTCGGGTCGATTTCGACATAGATGCCCGGTCGCCAGATATCGAGCGGGATCGCGTTAAAGCTGATATCAGCCATCGGGGTTACTCCTTCGCCTTGCTAGTCTGGGCCGCGCTGGATTTCGGGCCGGTTTGGGTTGAGGTTACGGCGCGTGGCGGGCTTGCCTTTTCGGCTTCGCCACGATGAATAAAGCGCCGGTAAAAGCTGGTGTTCGGCACCAAAGCGCCCTCGGCTCCAATGGCTTCGCCGGTATCAGGCAAAGGGATTGTCATGCCCTTGCGCGGCTTGATGTAAATCTGCGCCGTCATGCTTCCTCTTCCTCGGTCTGTGGCAGATCGGTTTCCATAACCGGCGAACCTTCGCCGCCAATCGCTGCCGTGTGATGGATGGTTTCGAGATCGTCCAGTTCTGCAATGCCCCAATCGGCGGACACGGAGAGCCTGCATGTCAGGGCTAGGCCATAGACCGCGAGATATTCGCGACCGACCTTGGCGTTAAACAGATTGGTGACCCGTTGGGGTTCGAATGCCCGATCAAGCAATTCGTGATCGAGATCGCAGGTGGCGAAGAAACTGAAATCGATCATTTCGAACGCACCGACGATCTTGCCGCCACGACCACCACCACGCGCATGTTCGTCATTGGCGGATTTGCCCGCGACGATCAGCACGAAGGTCGCCTCGAAGCTGTGAACGCCACTACGCATCTTCCGGGCCGGTGACATTCCCGAGAAAGTCACATAGATGGCCGGTGCCTTGCCTGCGAGTTCGCGAAGCAAATCTTCATCAAGCTGGCCGCTATAGGTGTCGACAACGATCTTAAGCCCCTTGGCATCGCGGTATTCGATCAGCCGGTCCTTCAATGCCTGTTCAAGCGTTGCGATCATGGCCGCGCCTCCGCTTTGGCATCACGGATGAAGTCTGCAAGCACCCCGCGCATGGCTTTGACATCTTTGTCACCAATGCCAAGGAACGGCCGGGCCGGGATGGTCACTTGGGATGCAAAGACCGGATTGCCGCCAATGGTGAAGGCCAGAACGCGTTTGCGTTTTGGTTTGATGGTGCCACCAGTCTGATGAATGCTGGCATAGATGACATTGGTGCCCACCGCGACGTCACGGTCGGAAACCCGCTTGTCGAACGAGTTGCGCAGCCGTGCTGTATTGACCAGCGTTTGCCCGCCGCGTGCGGCCTTTTGCCAGGGCGTGCCGTCCGGACCTTCGCCATCCTCAAATCGCTGATCGATATTGAGCAATAGGGCATCGCCGAAACCTTCGAGCAATTCGCGGGGGTCCGCGAGATTGGCAAGGAAGTTCATGACGCGGCCACTCATGCGGCCAAGGTCGCGGTGGTCGGTGGTGATGGAAATGCCGCTCATAGCATGTCCTTTCCAACGAATACCGGTTCTGGCGTGGTAAAGACTGCTTTGCTGCCTGACTGGCTGCCAATGTCGATATCGCCCGCCGCGATGCTCTTGAGCAGCTTGATCGCGTTGTCATAACGCTTCTCGACTTCCTCGGTTGATCGGGCGGAATAGAGGCGATATCGCGCAATGTCACAGCACACCGAAATCAGAACCGATGGCGCGGGCGATACAGGCGTTCTCATGCGTGAACCAAGAACCGTATCGATGGCCGCACTGGCATCATCGAGCGCAACAGACATTGAGGCAGCATTGATCGTGTCGGCGGCCGGATCGTTCTGATTGGTCAGATCGATCAACTCGGTCACCGGAAAGCGTGCTTCCATGTCTGTTGCGGTTGCGTATGCCATTTCATTTCACCTTGATAAGTTTGAACTGCCGACCGGCAGGGATTGCGGAGAACACCGGTCGGCAATTCGGGATCAGTCTTCGTTTAATCGGCCTTTTGCTTCTGGTACTGATCCCATGCCTGGTCACGGAGGGCGGCAGAGACCGTGAAATCAATGCCTTCGATCCCCTCGAAAGCCTCGGTTTTCGGTTTGCCTGATCCGGTAAAGAGTTCTTTTTGGGCCGGGTCGATCTTGCCGATGGCGGCGATCACACGGTCCAGTTCAGTGGCCGGTTGTGTGGTTCCGGTTTCCTGTTCTTCTTTGTCAGCCGTTGTTGCGGCTTCATTTTTCGCAGCCAATGCTTGGAGTGTGCCGTGAAGGTTCACGGCGGTTTCGGCAACAGCGGTGAAATCTGCCTGTGCGGCAGCATGCTGCCCTTTGGAACGGATGAAACCCGACCGGATCAGAGGCGCTGCCTGTTCGGTGGTCAGGTCGATTGTGCCACCGGGTTTGATCGTTTTGCCGTCATGACTGACGGCGATCAGAACGGGATAAATCATGTCGAAAGTTTCCTTCGGTTTGGGTGGCTTAATTGGCCACGTTGGAGAGAAGGAAACCGGCGTGATTGGCGACGATCAGTTCCTTGACGGTTTCGCCCGAACGGATCAGCTCGCCGCCCCGCAGGCCCATTTGTGCCTGAGTGGTGCCCGCAACTTTGGTGCCGTGCTGTGCCGTCATGCCAAAGGTGATGCCACCGGTGGTGTCAGCACTTTCGTCAATGAACTGCCCGGAAACGATGCTGCCCCAAGCACGTTCAAGTACCGGGGTTTGGCCCGGTTTCGTGGTGTTGACGCGTGACGCCCCGATAAGGATTTTCTGAACCTCGAACAGTTCGGCAACGGCTTCGCGTGCGGCAACACCGCTGTCGCCAGAGTTGCGATTGGTCGCTTTGACGATTTTCGGGTGACGACGAAATCTTGACCAGGCAACCTGCCCAAAGGTGAGTTGGTTCGGGCGCACCAGACATTCGTCCAGCATGTCCGAGATTTCCTTTTCCGGGTCGGAGGTCGGGTCGGTAAACATCGAAGTTCCCGACAGCGCCTTGACCAGATCAGCCGGATAATTGGCCGCGTTCGAAATCAGGCCAGCAACGCGAACCTCGCGATCAAGCATGACGATGTTGGTTGCACGTTCTGTTGCACGATCACGCGGGTTGTATCCGGCCTGCTCGGCATCTTCGATGGTCGGCTTATCCAGCGGGATATCAATGCCGAAATCTTCGACTTCGTCAGGCTTCTTTTTCCCCTCGATTTCAACACGGTTTGGCGCTGAACGCGGACCAACACGGGTGTCGGGGACGGTGTAGCCTTCGGCTAGATCATATTCCTGCCACGAGAACTTGCGGGCGGGAACGATCACGCGCGGCAAAACCTGATCGGCGATCAACGTATAGGTCGGATTGCTGTATGCAATCGCAATCGCTGTCAGGGTCGGATCGACCTCAAATTGTCCGGTAGTCATCAAACGAAACTCCTGATTACGGGTCTGTCAATCAGCCCTGAAGGGTGGAGGGAACGATGTGAACGTCGCCGATCACACCAAGGCTGCCGCTCTCAAGAGCATTGCCGACGACGCGCACATTTGCCCCCGCTGCCGGTTCGGCCTTGATTGCGCGGCCCTGGGCATCGCTGGTCAGCGGATCGCCAAACGCGACATCGCCGCCGAATTCGATTTTCTGGACATTGTCCAGGCAAACATCGATGCGCTTGTCAGCGGCATCGACACGACCAACGCCGGTGCAGCCAAGCAGCTTGTCAGTTGCGGCAGTCGCCTGTTTGACGATGCCGTCAGACGCCCCGGCCGCGACGATGCGATAGGGTGCAATCGCCCCGGCGCTGGTGAAATTCTTGATGGTGCCAAGGGTGCTCATTTACCGGCTTCCTTCTTGATGTGACGAACAGCCTGGGAATGACTGATCGTGATCCCCTTGGCCGCCTGTTCGTTGCGAAAGGCGGTGGCCGCCGTTGCAAGCGCCGTGGGATCAGCGAAATCAATGCTTCCGCCGTCATTGGTGTCGGCAGCGGAATGTTCGGAAAAATCGACGGCCTTCGATGCCGCTGACAGAACGGACTTAAGTGCATCAACCGGCGAAACCGGTGCGGTCCCCTCGGCAAAGTTGATAGCGCCGTCGGCATTCACGGCCAGATGCGTTACCAGGGCGACGACCTGGTCTTTTTGTGCCGGCACAAGTTTGCCGTCACGGATCAGGCCGTCTGCAAATTCGATGGCACTGGAACGTGCCTGCGTTTCTGCAAACTCGGCCTCGCGTTTGGCAATTTCGGCCTCACGCTGCTTGAGTTCTTCTTCGGTCACCTTGTCCTCCTTGGGCTTTGGTGCTGGTTTCGGATCGGGGGAAGGTTCCGGCGTTTCGGAAAAGGCCGGTGCGGATGTTGCGGTTTCGGGTTCCGGTTCGGGCTGGGCCGCCTGTTCAATGACCCAGTCGGTTTCCCAACCCGGCAGTGCCTTGTCGGCATCTTCCTGACCGAACTTCTCGATCAGAAGATCGCGTAGGCCCCGGAACATTCGGGCAATCGAACGGGGCTCGATCTCGCCAAACTCGATGGTGACAAAGCCGTCGTCGGCAACATCGGCGAATTCAACCGGGCGCAAGCCTTTGACAGCGGGCGGTTGAGCGCCGAGAAAACCGACATGGCGCAGGTAGTATTTCCCTGGTGTCGGATTGCCGGGGTGATTGGGCGGATAGAAGGATGCCGAAATTTTCTTGTAGCGGTGGTTGGCAACCAGATCGGCGAAACCCGCATCGACCTGATGGGGGATTGCAACAAGTTCGCCATCCGCAAATTCAAGGTCTTTGACCCAGCCATAGGCAGGGGCATCGGTTTTGGGATGACCGATGACAAGCGGGCTTTCATGCAATGCCGGGTCATAGACAGACGCGGATGCCGTAAGATCGCTTTCGCCAAACGTGATCGTTTGGCCGCTCATCGCGGTGTGTGTGCCGGGTGTGAAAAGTGGAATTCGCTTCACGACGCTCTCCGTTGCGTTGGAGAGGTCACTATCGCGGCATTAAAACGGGAAAATTAGTCTGAAAACTTCAGGGGAACTGCCGTTTTTTCGATGTGAAGCGAGGGGAGCGTGAATTATTTCAGGGGGTGCGTCAAGAGTGATACCGGTAACACAACAAGATCAGACATCGATTGCTGTATCTCTAACGGGGGTCTAACGGCAACTGAGGTATTCCCGATGTAGAACGAGTGCCTGAACCCTCAAAAGACGCCACAGCGTCGAAAATTCATCTTTTTCCCTGTGACCTCTTGAATAGCAACGCAATCCCGATACATAGGTCCGTGTGAAATCAACCAAATGGAGTGTCGTTAAATGAAATTTCCACTGAAAGATGGCCGTGAGGTCGAAATAGTCCGCCCGTTCAGTTATAGATCCGTCGATGGGCAAGAGATGTTGAATCCATCGATGTTCGAGTGTGCAAATGGAGACACGGTTTCAGTTGACGAAATCGACGGCGATAACGTAACGGCTGAACATGCCCGATGGTTTATGAGCTTTAGTAAACAATTCTACCAAGCTGTTTCCGAAGCGTACCGCTCATCTGAAAATCGTAACAAGTGCGAGCAGGGCTGAGCGTTTACTGTTTCCCGTTTTCAGTGGAACGGTTTTCTTCTATAATGATGGCAGCGGTTGCTGCAAATTCTGGTGAAATTCGCTGGCCCAGAGTGCTTGCCGATCCGGCCAGTACAGCATTGCCCATGTAGCGTAAGGGGCGGCAACCGTTTTTCCTCCTACAATTCCCCATCCAATAGCTTGTAACGTTTGGCTTTGAGGTTTCCGGGTTGAACGAGGCTTGCCGTGCGGGCCGTGTTCGTCTGGACATCGATCCGCTTGCCGGTGCTGTCACGCATCTTGGTTTTGAAATCGATCCGCACGACCAGCTTGGCCAGCTTCTCATCGGCCACATCGAAGACATACAGCAAAGTCGGTTCCTGCGTGTCAAATAACACCGCCCTGGTTTTGGCAAGTTCAGTCGGCAGATCGCGGACAAATGATTCTGGCAATGCCTGGTTGCGGGCTTTTTTGGCATCACGCAGCAAATGCAGGATTTCCCGGTCGCCAATGGTGATTGCGGCGTTTTCAGGGTAGCTGTCGAAGTCGGACAGTCTTTCGACCGTGCGCGGGCTGAATGCCCCGATCACGCGGCGTTCTCCACGTGCCTTTCCGGCCGCGACAACATCATCGAAAAACAGGCTATAGCTGTTCTGGATTTCCGCCACAACATCCGGGTCCGATTTCAATGCCAGGGCGGCGATATCGGGTGGGGCAGTACGCAGCTTTTCGGCAAAGACCCGTCCGGCTTCGGCACGGGTTGCAGATTTGCCGACATTGTGGCCCCAGCCCGGATCGATACCCTCCGGGACGTTTGATACCTCGCCGGTTCGGGCATTGAACCATTCACGGGTTTTCACTTCGGGATCGGGCGAAACCTCGTATCCCATCCGTCGCACTTGCCGTTCGGTCAGGATTTGGATCGTGCAACGGCACCCCCATCCGTTGGGCGGGTAATGCGTATCCCAGAACGGATGATCAAGGGGCAGAAGTGTGCCATGCAGGTTTTTGTGGGCGGGGCGCGTCCGGTCATCGCGAACCGACACATAGCGCAGATAGACCTTCTGGCCGCTTTGCGACTGGACGCGCGCAGCCATGTCCTTTGCGCGCTTCCATTTCCCGGCCGCATAGGATGCCCGCATATTGACATCAAAGATTGTGCGCAGCCGGTGGGGCGATCCCAACTGTACCAGGCGATCCTCGCCGGTCAGCGGATCGGACATGATCTGTTTGCCCCACCATCCCTTTGCTTGCAGCTTTGGTCTTAGGTCTTCGCGGAATTGCGCAAGTGTCGTTCCGTTGCGCAAGGCGTCATCGACAGCAGCCCGAATATCGGTCAGCACATCAAGGCGCATGCCTTTGGCGACGGTAAAGGTCCTGGCATGTTCGTCGGCATCGGTATCGCGCCAGTCGAACGAGATTTCGAGGCCCTTGCGTTCAAACGATTTGATCGCGGCTTCGGGGGCGACGGCTTCCAGATCAATCGTCGCCATCAAGCTCGGCTCCGGCACGGGTGGCTACCTCGACCGCAAAGGTCAGTTTTTGCAGCTTGTCAGTCGCGGTCGCCACATCCATGTCGCCATAGATTTCGGGAAGGCGCGCACTGATTTCCTCAAATGAAGCTGCCTCCTCGACAAGGTCAAAGATCGGCTGAAGAACCGGGTCCATCATCGGCTGCCAGTCCGCCAGTTCGTCCTCAATTGCCCGGTCGATGGTATCGGGGTTTCTCTCGGCAAACTGCGGGCTTTCCGGCGCATTCACAGTGGTTGGTGTGGTCCGTTTGGTCCATGTTCCGCCATAGGTCGAGTTGATGTATTCAACGTCCGGATCAAAGCCCATTTCATAGATGGTTTTGTCGCGTTTGACCCGATTGTCGAGATCCTCGTTGTCGTCAAGCACGCGCCAGACACGCGGGGGCTTGGCACCGGGGAAATTCCATTCGGTCAGCCAGCGAATGGGGCCGTTGTTGAAGCTACCGCACAGCAGATCGGTATCGGCCTTGATGATTTCATCGCGCACATCCTTGTGGACATTGGCCGTGCCGCGCCATGACCCGCTATCGGTTGTCGATGTCTGGCCAACGATTACTTTGGCGATCATGGCATCAAGATAGGCGACGAATTCCTTGTGATCCCCGCCGGAGGATCGCATTGCCTCAAGCAGCTTGATTTCCTGTCCCTCGGGCACGGTAACTGCCGCTTGGCCGTGAATGGCCGATAGCAGGCTCAGAAGATTGGCAACATCGTTCTCGGACGCGCCGGGATGATGTTTGCCAATGGCGGTGGGCATGCCGAACTTTTCAAGCGCGACCGCCCAAAAACGCAGGCCGTTGCGTTTCAGGTACACCGGCCAATACAGGAAATGCGCGAGGCCAAGCCCATAAGGATCGTCGTCGTTGTCGGTTTCGACGGTGGAAACCCAGAACTTGCGGTCCGGCATGAATTCGCCCTTGGGGCTGGTTTTGGTGATCAGGCGCAACCGGCCTGCGCCGTCAAACCGGAAGCGGTCAAATTTGCGGACCTTGATCGCATCGATGCCGACTTGCATCCCATCGAATGCCCACAGGATTTCAGCAACCGAATAGCCATAGAATTGCGCATGCGCCATCTTGCGGCACGCAGCATCAAAATTGATGGCTTCAAGCTGGGCCTTGATAAATTCAGCCGCTTTCTTGTCGGCCGGAGACGTTCCGCCCGGCTCGACAATGATTTCCTTGGCGACCATTGCGTCCAGGCGCTGACCGAAAGCGGCCTTTACCTGGTCATCGCGCAAAAGGGCTGTGTATTCGTCATAACGGCCGCCGATGCTTTTCAGCACCGTATCGTTCGGCGTTGTGATTTCGTTGACAAGGGCTGCCAATGCAAGATCGCTTTTAACCCCTGCGACTTCGGTTACAACCGGCTTCTGTACCGCCGCCGCTTTCTTGTTCTTCTTTGCCATTTTAGAAGCCTCGCCAGTTGAGCGCGCCAGAGGCCGCGCCGTAGTCGCCGTTTACTGAAATGCTTGAACGCTGTTGCCCGAATGCATGATGTGACGCGCGATCTCCTGTCGTCCGCATGTCAAGCGGGCTGGCATAGGTCACTGCAAGGTCCCATAGGATTTCAAGGCAGTCCGGCCCGTCGTCGTGATCACCATTCGGCCATTGTTCAAGCTGTGTAATCAGGGTCCGCTGGCTTGGATGCAGTTTGATGCGACCGTCCGAAATCGGGACCTGAAGGCTTTCGATGCGTAAATCCTTGTCGGTGTTCTGTGGTACCGGAATTCCGTTCAGCATGACGTGCTGACGGATTGCCTCATCAATCAACTGGGTGCGCAGGAATTCCTGAAACTGAACCGTTTCGATACCCCAAGCGATACAGCGATATTTCTTCTGAAGCTCGATGATGTTGCTGATTATGACCTTGGGGACGCGCTTGCGGATGGAGGCCTCTATCACCGCGAGTTGGCCTTCGCGCCTATCGAACCCACCGATAAGGATTGCAGATGGATCGCGCCCTTTGCCCTTCTTGCCAAGGGATGGATCGCACGCGCCGAAATAGACCCATTGTGGTTCGAACTGAACCCAATAGGTGAAGGACTGGAACGAGGCGTTTTCGTCAATCGCTTCGTTTTGCTGTTCCGAGGAAAACGAGCTGTGGCCGATCTTGGCGCGCAGTTCCATGAGGAACAGAAGCGGGCGCTTCTGCGGCCAACTGACAATTGCGCCTTCGTCCATTTTGGCGCGGTGTTTTGCATAGTAATCGCGGGCTTCTTTCTTGCCCTGGTTAAGCAGGATTTCCTGCCACTTGTCCCAAAGGTCCATACGATCCGGCCAACGGATGATCGACTGGAACTTGATGTTACGCCACATGGCGTTTTTCATTTTGCGGACCAGAACCGAATCATAGTGCAGCACGGTCCCGACATAGAAAATGTCGAACTTTTCCCCGGCTTCGCCAAGGTTCTCGACACCCTTGTCAAGCCAGCTTTCCAGCTTGTCCCGCTGTTCCGGGGTGCGGACGTTTTCATCGTTTTCGATATCGTCAAGAAAGCCGAGGTCGGGGCGGTACGGCCCATGCTTAAGACCGCGAACACGCTGGCCCGCCCCGCGCGCATGGAACTTGACATTGTTGCTCGTGACACAAACACCGGCCTGCCAAACAGGGCCTTGTCCGGTCGCCTTGGGGAAGTCGTTTCTAAGGCGCGGGTTGCTCTCCAACTCGACCTTGAACGCTTCGATCACAACAGACGCCTGATCGAACACATCCATGATGTAGAGCATGTAATGCTTCAAGTCATAGACCGTGCACCAGATCGCGAAGATCAAAGAATAGGTCGATTTCGCCTCGCCGCGCGGGGCGGCAACCACTTCGCTAACACCTTCCTCGTCTTCGATGATCTCGGGAAACCGCTTGCAGAAATACTGATGCAGGGCGCTGAGATCGATCTGCTTTTCCTTGCCCGTCTTCGGGTCTTTCTTGCCGCGAATGTAATGGGGGAAATAGGTGCGCGCGAAATATTCGAATTCCTTTCGACCCTTATCACGACGGCGTTTTGCCGCTGCCGGATCGGGATCAAAGCCTGAACAGCGCGCTTCGAGATTACGCACGAACCCCTCGCGGTATTCCGCAAGGGACTTTTCGAACTGTTTGGGTGTCAGGCGTTCGCGTTTAGCCATAAACCGCACTCAGCTCCGTGCCGAAGGGTTGCAGGATTTCGACGAAGGCGTTGCCGTGCTGGGGGAACTGTGCCGCAACGTAATCGCCCAGGCGTTTGATGACATCCTGGGCAACGGCCAGTTCGGAAATTTTGGGTGATGCGCGACCGGCCGCATTGATTGTCTTGTTGAAGGCATCGGCAAGCCCGGCAAGGGCTTCGGCCTTGTCCATCGGCTTGATATCCTGCGCCGTCTTCAAGTCTTCAATCACGGACAGATGCAGTTGGACATAATCCTCAACCAGCATTGCGACCATGTTGTCGGTGCCGGTGCTGGCCATGCTGGCAGCGGTTCGGGATCGATCCCAACAATCGCCCTCGGCTTCTGCCTGGGCTTTCCAGCGGCGTACTGTCCCAACGGAAACGCCGAGACGTTCGGCCACTTTGGTCAGATCATAGCGGTCGAAAACGTAAAGGGCGCGTGCGCGGGATTTGGTCTCGGGCGCATGCGCCATTACACGCCTCCGCTACTGGCTTTGAAGCCTGCAATCACACCGGCAATTGCCGCGCTGATCACACCGCCGGAGAGCGCCCCGTTAATCGCCGCCCGTTTTTCAACATTGCGCAGGCGGCCGTCCATGCCATCGACCTTTCCCGACAAGTCGGAAACGTTCTGGCTGATACCTTGCAGCAGCCCTTTAATCTCACCCAACTGATAACTCACATCATCGACCACTTGAGACCTCTTTCCTTTTTGTTTTGCCCGGCGTGGCCGAACATTATTTTTTCTTGAATGCGTGAATGATCCCGGCCACGCCTTCGGCGGCGGCCGTGACGGTTGCGTTGGTGGAATTAAGCGAACGGCCTGCCCGGATTTCGGCCTCTATCGCCTTATCGCGTTCGCGACAGCCCATGTATTTTTTGATGATCGAGACGCAGGCCCAGAACGCGCCCAAGGCCGGTGCCCAGATCAGTTCGGCAACGGGGGCGGCATCGGCAAGGCTTTGCCAAACCGAAAATCCGGGAAGGGCAAAGCCGAAATAGAAGCCACCAAGCTTCAAGGCCCAGTCAAAGACGGCTAGGAAGAACAGGGCACTGATTGCATAACCAAACAGGCGAATAACCCCCATCGCCTGCATTGCGATCTGGGGGCGCGCAGTGGCGCGGACCTTCTCGGCGTTGCCATCGGTCAGAGCCATGAAACGCTGTGTATCAAGGGATTGAAGCTGAACGATCCCCTCGATGACACGCGCACGCTGATCGGCGGGCAAGGCTTCGACCTGGCTTGCGAGGTCCTCGGCCGTGTCAGCGGGCTTATCGCCGGTGACTGCGCTATAGATCGCTTGTGCACCTTTGAGCAGGGTCGGTGCGGCCAGAAGCAATGATGCGATCATGACAGCCCCGGAATGTAGTGCCTGCCGTTGTAATGCAGGATTTCGCGCCGGTTTTCCGAGACGCTGGCATAGGAAACATGCACCCATCCAGATGACGGATCGCCCGGCACATAGCATTCAAGGATCAACTGATCGAAATCGATGTTCTCGGATATCCATTTGGCGATTTCATAATTGGTGAAACCGGCAATCTCGAAATCGACCGCTTGGCCCTTGGTGTGCTGGCTGTTCGGGTTGGTGCTACCGACTGCGGTATTGAGTGCCGGGCACCGATAGAAACTGGAAGGGACGATAGGCGTGCGGAAATGGGCACGCACCGGCTCAAGGATATGTTCGGCAACCCGAACCATCGCCGGGATCAGTTCAAGCGACGGGGTATTGTCGATCCCGTTACGCATTGCGACATTCGATTTGACCGCTTCGCGAAGCGTGAAGTGCCGTGAAAGGCGTTGGTTCAGATCATGGGGGGACATTTGAGGGCCTCGGTGCAAACGGAAATGTTCGGTTGCACTGAGGGTGGCTCGACGGGCTGCTAAAATTTAGTCTGAAAATTTCAGGGTAGGCCCCGGAAAGTCATCAAAAAGAGAGCTTTGACGATCATCGGTCAGACCCGCTTCGCTCAGGATTTGGTAAACGCGGCGTTCGGTGCATCCGGTGCGCAAAGCGATCTGACGGCGGCTCATATTCTCGGAAGCCAGCCGGTAAATCAAGAGGCGACGTTTGCGCGGGCTGATAAAAGACATCGGGACGGTGATGTGATTGCCGCCGAATTCCAGTGAAATCGCGGTTGCATCTTCCTTGCCGATGACTAGCAACTCATGGTTTTCGGAGACCTTTTTGGGAATATAGAGGACAGTACCAGGGAACGCTTCAACAAGACGCATGGCGGCGCGTTGCGAAACCAGTTTCGCAACGTCCTCAATACCATATGTCGAACCGATCTCCGGCATGTCAGTCAGCACCTCCGGCATTCACGCGGTGGTCCCAATCCTTGAGCGCTTCGATCACTGGCGCGGCTTCCTCATAGGTCAGCCAGTCAAGCTGCCGGATATTGGCGAACTGACGACCCTTGAGGTGCTTGTTAACGAAGGCCAATAAGGCGGCATCGGTATCGGCGGCACTTAGTGCCCCGGCTTTCTTGAGACTGCCCCACAGCGCCCAAATCTTGCGCACATAACCCTTTGCCGACGGGCTGAACCCGGCGCGGGTGCCGTTCAGATGCGCGACGATCCTGCGCATTTCCGCGTCGGTGCACTGCCCGAGGCTGGCTTTGCCGGTGATCTGCTCAACCATTGCCTCATGCGCATCGCGATCAATGCCACGCTCCTTTTCAGCAGCGCGGATTTGACGGTTGAGGCTTTGCCATGTGGGGGATTTAGACATGAGTTTCCTCCAGAACTGCCAGATCGGGGAAGTTCTTTTTCAGATGGCGAACCAGTGATTTTGGGCTCCCCCAAGCGGGCAGGAAGGCAAGAGTTTTCATTGCCGTCATCTGGTCGGCTTCCCGTTTGCCATATATCTTTTTCAGTCCGGCATACTGTTTGAGCGGCCAAGGGCGTCCGCGTTTGGGACACCAGAAACGTGCCTGTGGATAGACCGGTTTTTCATCCTTGGCTTTGTACCAGTCGCCCTCCATCACACCGTCGACAAAGACAGCGATAATCAGGCGTTGACCTTCTTTCCTTTTGACAAACGTGACTTCATGACCATCCGCTTTGACCTTGACGTAGCAAAAAAGCCCGTCGAGTGACTGCTCAAGCTGCTTCCATTTATCGGCCATCGGTTTTTCCTAACTTTTCGGCTTGGATTGTCTTCTTGATCATGCTTTCCAGCGGCGTAGGGGGCAGTTTCTTCGCGACTTCATCTTTCGGCGCATAGCGTGCGAGATAACGCCTTTGAGCCTTGAGCCACGCCTTGTAAGGCCAGCCGCTTCGACACCCCCATGGATAGGCTTTTTGGACAGCTTTTTTGCGTTCATCGAAGGAAGCGTTTGCTCGAATGTTGTTATGAACCTTCGAAATGATGGATAGTGCTTTGTGTTCCCAAGTCATGATGATCACCAGTTCTCCGGAACTTCGTTAAGCCAGGACACGCTTTCATTGACGGTCTTTTCATATTCGTCGAGCGCTTCAATAAGATCGCGGCCACCTTCAAGAACTGTCATGTCGATATCTTCGAAAGCCGCCCCGATCCCTTCGACCTGAGAGCGGATCGATTTAAGGCGGCGTTTGACCCGCGCAGCCAGAACCTTCGGTTTGATGCCGATCAGTTCTGCGCGGGTTGCCAGCATTTTTGTCTGATCTGATGCCGTCATGCCGCTTCCCCGGTTTGGGCGGCATCGTGACTTTGTTGATGCTGTTGGCCAGCGGTGTAGTCGTATTGATCAAGGCTGCAAATCAGACGGAGTGCCATTGCTGCTGTTTGTATCGCTTCCTCGCGGACATGCTTGTGGCTCGACTTTTCGGGTTCATACATCAACTGCAACATAGCTTTGTTGAGTTCACCGTACTCCTCGCCGAGAACGGCGAGAGCGTGAAGAGGGTCAGTCGGCCATGTCGGGAACTTCAATGTTGCGCGTTCAAATTCGGCGCGAACTTCGGCGAGTACATTCGATAGGGTGGTCATTTCATTGCTCCTTATTACCATTCCCGGCCCGTGACACACTCCACACGGCCAAATCCACAACAACCCTTCGCCCTCACAGGCCGGGCATTCGGTTTCGTCACTCATTTCTGTCTCCGGGTTGCGGCCTCTAACGCCATGCGGTTGATAGCGGCCACAAGGGATCGCCAGTCGCCATTGGCTTCGAGATAGGCGCGGATCAACTGTTCAGGGTCGGTCGGGATATGCGCGCAATTTTGCATAGCTTCCCCGGCCCTCAACGCTTGGTTCGCTCGACGGATGGCCTCAAGTGCCGCCTGCCGTTTCTTGGGGTTGCGACAGCCGCGCACAAACCCGGCCGCGAACACTGACAAATCAGTCAGTGCTTTACGGGTATCCGGGGTTTGTGCGGGTGCATGGGTCATTTCAGGCGGCCTCAACCTTCTTGGTGGCGGCCGCACACCAACCTTTGAGAACTGCCTCTTTTCCAGCCGTGCGCGTAACGGTCAGACCGGCAAGTCGAAAGTGATATGTTCCGTTTCCGAAGACTATGCTGGCTCCATGCTCGGCCACCATCACATCAATCACAGCGGCGGCGGTCTGGCCTTTTTCAAGCGCATATTTGATCCGCTCTACATTTGCCTTCAGTGTCACGGTCCTATCGGATTTCTTCTTGGTGTCGTCTAACTGTTCGATCTCGGCAACGATCATGCTGGCCGCGCGGATCAGATCGCGCCGACGGTCTTTCCGCTTGGGCTGATCATCGAACGGCCAAAGGTCGACACCTTTTGCTTTAACCCAATCCGTCGTTTCCTCCGGCAGGGCATAGAAGGCTCCACCGGTGGCGATGACATCGGGATCATGAAGGCTATCGTGATGTGCATCATAACCTTCGTCTTCGATCTGACGCTGGCGCTCCTGCACGATCTCTTTCACAATACTTGAAGCTGACATTTCGCTTTCCTCGTTTTTCTCAGTGTTGGTGCGGGCCGGGCGCTACTCCGGCAGGACGAATTTTTGCTGCGACACCCCCTAGGCTGTAGGTATCCGTCCGCTGTTGGTCGCTAAGCCCGTGGCCTACGCATTTCCACGCCGCCGCACCAATCAGCAGCCCTTAAGCTGCTCGTTGCTGAGGCGGTAACCGGGGCCGAACCAAACAGGGTTGCAACAGGTTCGGGCGGCCCCGGCTTCACATCAGGCACCGACGACTTTTCGGCGCTGGACCTGAATGTTTAACGCGGCCTTGTTTTCCGCGATCATGCCGTCGAGATAAGCCAGATGACGGGCATCACCTTCATGTTCAATTTTGCCGTGCTTGTCGGCTGCGGCATCAAAGAACTGTGCGCGATCAGCTTCCAAGGCGCTGGTACTGGTACGCAGGCGATCCATCACGATTTCCAGCTTTGCTTGCGGGGTCATGCGGCCTCTGCTTTTGCGGGTTTGCGGTTGATGGCCCGTTCTGCGAACAGGCCGTCCACGCGCCGGGGTTTCGCAGATGGGCTGCGGTCCGGCTCATATCCGTGTTGGACCGCAACGCTGAGAGCGCCTTTCTCATGGCGGGCAATGACGTAAATCAGGTCAGCCCCACCCAGCTCTACGCGATAGACGATGTTTGGCTTTTTCTTGGTCATGAGATGCTCCATCAGACGGCGGCAATGTCGAGCGGGATGGTCTCCCACCGGCCGGTTTCGGTACGACGCTGGAAACGGACATAGGATTTCGTGTCCTGGACGTGGATGCTGTCCGAAATCGCATCCATTGCGCGCTTCCACTTTTCGTCAGTGATCTGTAGGCGGCGCAGGCCAAGCACGCGGCCGGTGCTGATCTTGCCTTGCTGATCGGTCTGGAAAGCGTCCTGGACAAGAGTCTGGATTTCGGGGCGGGAGCCTTCCGACCATTCGATGATGCATTCATCAATCAGGGCCTTGGCCGCGATCAGCTTTTCGTCAAAGGCGAGGTTTTCCGACACCTGCCGGATCATCCGCATGTCACCTTTGACGGTGGTCAGTTGAACGTTGCCTTTGTTGCCGCCGACCGATACGCCGTACTTTTCCGCCGACAACTGGATGAATGCCTGGATATCGGCCATCGCCTCGATCTTGAAGTCGCGGAGCTGCTTTTGCAGTGCTTCGACCTTGGCGATTTTGTCGCGTACCAGGACATCGCGCATGAGATGGTCATCGGGCACTTGTGCAAGCGGGATGAACCGCCCTTTGGCATCTTCGAGATATTCCTGATCATGCATCCGCACGACGGGCAGGATATCGGTAATTGCAGGGCTGTTTTGCAGATGTTCCATGTGTTCGTTCCTTGGGGTTTTGGGGATATCAATCAGTTTTTCCGCGATGTAGTGGCGGACCATTCGTCCCTCCGGGCCGGTATCCAGACGTGGCAAAGAAACCGCCACCACTGCACCAATGCGTTCCGGCGTTTCATGGCTATTCTCCTTCCTTGAGGAACACGCGGAATGCGGTGACCTTGAAGGTTTCGAGCAACACATTCTGGTATTCGTTTCGCACCATGTCGGCGTGAAGGATGCCGGGGGCGGTCACGATCAGGGTGTCGTGCTCAACCCGGATGCGAAGGGGCGAAATCCACGACCGAAACCGCATGTTTCCGATACGCTTGCGGACGGCCTGCATACGGGGATCGGTGGCACGGATTGCACCGTCATAAGCCTTGGGTGTCATGCTGCGTTCCCCCCATCGTCAGGCGTGAAGCCGTGGCGCATGCGCCGATCTGCCAGATTGACCACCGTGCCTGCCGCCAGCCCGCGCTGAATGGCGGCAATGTTCGGGGCACCGGCACCGATGGGGCCGTGCGATTTCTCGTACTGGCCAAGGTCGAGGGACATCAGCCCAAGATTGTCGAGCAAAATGCTTGTTTGTCTTGCGTTCAAATACAGCTTGCCGTTATGCGCAGCCGCGTTGGCCATCAAGGTTTTGGTCAGGTTGGAAAGGTCTTCACTTAGCATTTTTGCAGTCCTCCCGATGATCGCAGGATTGGCAGATTTGCCACTGGCGAAGCGCGCGCGGACTGGCCGTTGGCATCGGCCGTGCCGCAAAATCGGCGCAGTCTGATTGGGTGATGCTTGTGCCCTGGGCGGGGCAAAAGAAGGTCGGTTCCGGTCCACCAAGGATTTCCAGCACGCGGGCCTCAATCCGGTCAGTGTTCGCGGTGTAATTCCCGCTATAGGCCAACGAGACGGACGACCGCGCGTAACCGATGCGTTTTGCGGTTTCGGTGACCGACGTGCGTCTGATTTCGCGGGCCAGAAGGATGCGCCAGCGCGGGAGTTCACTGATTGCGTTCATGGAACTCTCCCGTGTTGCTGTCATAGACGCCGCCCTGACGCAGAACCGGGGCCAGTGGGCCGGTGTGTCGGATAAGCTGGTATCGCTTGAACCCGTTGGAGGTGATTGCCTCGCCCGGAGTGCGGCGAAGTTCCCGCAGATATCCGGCCTTGCAGAGACACCGGAGATACTTCTGCACGTTGTTGCGGGCGTTCTTTTCCTCGCCTCGCGTGGAAACGCTCAGAAGGTCATCTATGGTGAATTTCTGTTTGACGGCCATCACGCGCCAAACACGGCGGCGCAGGGTGCTGCCCTTTTTGGTTCTTGTCTTGGCAGTCAGCGGCTCATTCGGGCCGCTGGTCAGGGCTTCATTGGCATCGCGGCTTTCGATCCCTTTGGGGGTAAGCTGATAACATCCGCGCTCAACCCTTTCGAGCAAGCCCCGGCTGATCAGCTTAACTGTGGCCTTGACGATATCGCGGCGCGAATATTCGGGAAGGGCCGACGCCAGTTCATCGATTGTCAGGCAGGCATTGGGTGGTAACAGATCGCGTACCACTTCCTGTCTGAAGGAACGACCTTTGCTCATTTTCCACCTCGCACGATGATCGGGCGGGAGGTTTCGCGGTCGTTCAGAAGAACCTGGCCAGTCATTTCGTCTACACCGATACCGGTGCTGCCCTGCATTTTGCCGAACCGTTCGATATGGGCGATGCCTTCCTTGACCTCGCGGACAAATCCTTTCGATTTTTCATGCAAGAGTGCGATCAGATCGTCTTTGACCTCGACCTCGCATAGGCCGCGAACCACCTTTTCGGTGTCTTCAATCGGCATTCTGTCGAACCGGACATACTGACCAACACGGGATGTCACCTGCGGGAAGCGTTTGAGGCTATCGCGGACCTTTCCCATGCCGACCAGAACAAACGGCACTTCGACCAAGTCACTCAGATCGCGGATGGAAGAGAGCATTTTTTCTGACCGGCAGATGTAATCGACTTCATCGATGCCAACGAAAAACATCTCGCCATTGTCCTCGGCGGCTTTGGCCTGCATGGACAATGCTTCGATCAGAAGGCGGTATTTGCGCTCAAAAGATGCTGGTTTTTCCCGAACCCCGCAGGCTTCGAGCAGTTCGCCCAGCATCCAGTTCGGCGTCCATTCACGCTTTGCCCGGACGAACGTACTGGCATTCTGTGCCGCCAGATAACTGACATTCTCGGTTTTACCGAGCCCCGGAGAACCATCGACAATAACAAGGCAGGCTTCACCTGCACCGCGCTGCTCAATCGCGGCCATGCCAGCCATCATCTTCTTGACGTTTTGCGTATTTACAAACTTGAGACGCATAATTAACCTTTCTCTACTCTCGCAATGCCGCCATCGCGGCGGCAGTCATTGACCTCACGCAGCCTTGCGACCAACAATCTGCGTGGGGTCGATCCCCTCCATCGCCATAAGCTGACGGAAAGAAGCTTTTTCGAGCCGCTCGGACAGAACGGCGCGATCCTGTGTGGTGATCTGATCGGGGTTGGCATCCAGCCAAAGAACCCATTCGATATCGTCTTTGAAAACGGGCCGACCGTTAGCCTGGGTTAGAACGGGCTTGGGCTGTTCAAGCCGGGCCAGCATTTCGTTAGCGGCTTTGATCTGGAAATCTTCCATCGGGACGGCTGGCTGATATTCGATTTCAAGCGCGGGGCCTTTGGCCTCTTCAATGATCTCCTGCCGTTTTTCCTCGATACGTCCCAAGCGGCCTTTGGTACGTGCGGCCAAAATCTGGTCCTGCTTGCTTTGTGCTGTGCGCAGGGTGTCGCCATCGAAATAGGGCCGGGCATTGGCATCCAGTTCGGCAACGGCCAGCAGACGCATTTCGAAATCACGGACCCAAATCTGATTGGCATCATGAATGTCGTATCCCACAAGCACCTCTTGGCCGTGATAGGCCTCAAGCGCATGGCTGAAATAGACATTGTTGAGGATGCGAACCTCGCACCGGGCAACCGTGCGGCGCTCGTAGGGGCGCATCAGATCGGCGGCATCATCAATCGCGATCACACGGGTTTTGCCGCCTTCTGCAAGCCATTCGTCCCATGCCTCGACCGGTGTCTGATGACGCCAGTGTTTCGTCTCGGGATCGCGATAGCGTTTGAGGCTCGATTGCGGGCTGTTGTTGTAGGCGTCAATCTGATCCTGGATGAAGGCTTTGAAGTCTTCCCAAGTCACATCGAAAGGCGTTTTCTGTGCCTTCTTCGCGGCCTGTAACCGGGCACGGTCGACATACCGTTTTGCTTCCTTGTCAAGTTCCGAACCGCTGTAGGAAGCCAGCTTCTTGGCCCATTGGCGGACATTGCGGTTAAAGCGTTCGATCACGCCGCGCGCCTGTGAATTGTAGGGCAATGAGGTTTTCTGAGTGATGCCCCACCGGTCAAAGAACCCGATGGCGGTCGAACTGAACATTTCGTTTTTGAAGCCCCTGCCGTTATCCGTGTAGAAGATCAGCGGCAAGGCGCTACGGCGGCCGTCATTGCGTTCCACAATGGCGTGCGAGAGGGCTTCAAGAACCCCGATGGAGTTCTCGGCAAGGCCGACCGACCAGCCGACGATGTATTTGCTGAATACATCCATCGTGAAGGTGATTTCCGGCTGGAAAGGCTGGCCGTGGAATGGATGTTCAATCTTTGCGCGGAAGGTATGACCATCAGCGGTGTAGACCGCACCGGGCCACAGTTCTGAAACGTCGCGCCGGGTGAACGCTTGCAGGCTTTTGAGTGCCTGCGGTCCCATCCTGCCCCGGTTCTTCTCGACAATCGAAACCTTGTTCGCAAGAAAGCGGCGTGCCTGATCATAAGACGGCATTTCGACACCGGCTTTCAATGCGGCGGGGAGGTCTTCGAGAACGGCTGTAAGCGACGGTTTGCGGGGATCGGACCAAAGCTGCATAAGGGCAGGGGCCCAATCCGGGATTTCATAGTCGGACTTGTTTGCCGGTGTTGGCGCAAGGGCGAGAATGCCGCCTTTCTCGTGATCAAGAACCCATTGATAGAGGGTGCGGCGGGAAATCTTGTGTGCGCCTTTGGCGGTCTTTACGCGTCGACCGCTTTTGGCATTGGCGATACCGATCAATTCCTGCAAGTCGGCGGGCAGGGTGCCTGCACGTGCCTTTTCCACAACAATATCAAGCGCGGCATTGCGCCCCGTGACGGTCGCATGCTCGTTCACTGTGGCGACCAGGGCCGCACGCGCATTCATCACTTCGCGTTGGAAGGAATTCAGATCGTCGGTGTTTGTTGTCGTTGCCGGAAGGTTGGTGCGGGCAGGGATTTCGTCAAACAGGTCTGGCTGAACCGAAAGCTGGCGGCTGGCATAGGCTTTGCGGGCGGCTTTCGGAAGTAACGACACGTGGTACTCCCAACCGCCGCCACTTTCCGATCTGGCACGGGCTAGAGGTGCCCCATCCTGAGAACATTTAGTTTTCCAGTTTGACCTTTTTGCTCGGTCGATCACACCTTGTTTCGTCTTCGGTGTATCAGGAAGACCCAAGTCGGCTATTTCTTGTGGCGAGAACCATTCTTTCATCGCACGGTTCCCTTCCAGCGACGGCGCGCGGCAAGTTGGGATTTTCGCAGTTGCTCTCGCTGATCTTCGATCATCGCGTCATCAACCGCACCGAGGTAGCGTTCGGGAATCACAGCCAGATCGAAGCGCTCAAGCTCCATGCCAAATATCCGTGCGTCCCCCGTGGCATGCAGAAGGGCGAAGGCTCTTTCCAGACTGATGGTATGACTTTCACGGGCCATGCTGGCGTAAGCGTCAAGCATGTTCTTTGTGACTTCTTCGCCCGCATATTCGGACATCGCGGCAGCTATTTCTTCGCGGCTTTTCCCGCAATCCTTGAGAACTTCGGAAACGGCTCGGCTGATCCGCTGAGAGAAGCTTGACCCCCGGACACGTTCCGGCTGTGTGAAGCGAACAGCAACCGAAGGCGGGTTCCATTCCGTGAGAAGATCGAGTGTTGTGTTATCACCGCGTGCCTTAGCCATGAGCGACCTATCTGGATGCGTGTATTAGAGAAATTCGAATGTCAGGAGATGGCCTGCTGTTCATGCCGCCATGTCTTTTTGACAGTGACCGAGGCGCGGAAAGTCCGTATAGTTTGCGGCAGGTTGAGGCTTGAGGCGTTCACCGGTTTTGCTGTCATAGCGTGACGGCCAGATCGTGCTGGCAGGCAGATCAAGGAAGTAGGCAATTGCCCATTCGCCTTCGATGCTCGGAATGCGTGACGCTGTTTTAGACGTGCCATCCGGCAGTTCGCATTTGCGATCTACATCAGCAAAGGTCATGCCTTTACTGTTGAGCATGTAGCGGATTTCTTCCGGTCGTTTATCGGCACCGTGCGCCATAAGTCTCTCCTCGATCACAACCGGCCCCTACCCTGATGGCCGGTTTGTTTTGGTCGTTAGTGTTACCGAATGGTGAGACTATGCACGCAATAACGCGCGCAATCAAGAGCAAATGCGCACTTTACTGCTCGTTGATGCGCGTAAAAACGCTAATTATTGGAATATCTTTTGATATCAATGACTTATTTGAGCAGTAAAGCATTCATTTGTAGGGGAGATCAATTTGACTGCTGAGAGTGAAAGCAGTAAAGCGTTTGCCGAACGGTTGCGTCTCGCCATGAATGGAGAGTCTGCTCGTGCGTTCAGCGCAAAAATTGGTGTGTCTCCTAGTGCGATGAACCAATATCTTGCTGCCAAAAGTGAACCGACACGTCCTGTTCTGCACGCTATTGCGCGCGAAGCGAGCGTTTCTTTGCCCTGGCTGATAACTGGCGAGGGAGAAATGTCTGCGCAGCAGAACGCCTCGGAGAAAGGCAGCGCGCTTCCGGTTGCCGTCGCGTTAGATGGCATAACCCAAGTGCCGGTTCTTGACGTTCGCGGTTCCGCTGGAAATGGAGCCATGAATTTCGGTGAAGTGATCTCGCAATACATCAGTCTGCCGACGACGTATCTTCGTGATCAGTTGGGGACAAATCCCAAGGATGTCTGCGGGATTTACATCAACGGCGACAGTATGGAGCCGACTTTGGAAGATGGCGGGATTGCGCTATTGGATCGTTCGGAGGCGGCGTGTGCAAACAAGGGCGACGGGATATATTCTTTTCGGATTGGTGATGAACTTTACATCAAGCGTTTGCAGCACCAAGGCAGCCGGATCATGGTCCATAGCGACAATACGGCATACGGCCCTTGGGAGATTAGTGAAAATGATCTGACCCGCATGAGAGTTTTGGCGCGTGTCGTTGGCTCATTTAGGAATTTGTGA